ATTTTCAACAGCATAGTCAACTATCTCTTTTCCTTTCCTCAATGCCTCACTAACTTCACTATAATTGGCTTTCATATTTATAAGAGTGTTATGTGATATACCTAGTGCCTCGGCAATTTGATATTCTTTAGCACCATCTCTAGCATAACCCTCTATAAGCAATAACTTATCATTTAGTACTCCATCTTGTTTCCACCTTGTATATGTATCAGTCTTTGTACCTTTTCCAACAGTGGGGTTCTTGTAATCACTCTTGGTTTCTTCCGTTTTATACTGATGGAAACTAGGACTATTACTAGGTGTCATAACTCTACCTCCTATCTTTTAGTTTTTCAGCAAGTTCATCAACTAAATATCCATCGTCAAAATAAAATGCTCTATTTTGTTTTCCTTTTCTATCAAACAAGGTTGACCCACCAATTAGATAATCAATATGGTCAACTAAACAAGGTGTTATATTCATACTCTTTATTTCGTGATGTAATTGTCTTATGTATTTATAAAAGAAGAAGTCGTCCATCTTACCGGTATCATATTGCTTTTTAAACTTCCCATCTTTAATGACAGTTGTATCAAACCAAAATAGGAACTCACTCATATATTTATTTGGTATGTATATACAAGGAAATGACATCCAGCCAAGTCCTATTGGTTGCAGTCCTTTATTCCATTTTCCATTTGGATTAAACTTGCTCGTTACAAATCCACATCTAATATTAATATTGTTAGGAACTTCTTTAGTTCTTGTATAGAAATCCTTACATATACATATATCGTCTTGTAAGTGCCACATACCTAATTCCAAGTCCTCATTTTCTTTTATATAAAGACAACTATTATACCAAGATTTCAAGCACCCTATGTTATCATTATCATTCCATACGATTATGTCCTCTCTAGGTATTCCTTGTCTAATCATAGATGGAATAAGATATTCTTCTACATACCATAATCGTTTATTACAACTATGTATCATATATTTCATAATCTTCCCTCCATCTCTATTTTTAATTTCTCTACTAAATCTTTATCTTTAAAGTTTACAGCAGTGTTATTAAGTTTCTTTCTTAACATATAAGGATTAACTATTGCACCACCTATAATATAATCTATGTGTTCTACGAGATTTTCCTCAAGAGCATAACTAAAAGTATATTTATGTTCCATAGTCATAAACTTCTTAAAGAAGAAATCATCATATTTATTTCGTTTATAATAAAATTGCATTCTCTTACCACTGATTACTTCTCGTTCAAACCAATTAACAAATCCATAAATAAATCTATTAGGTATCCAAATACATTGGAAACTATATGGCATACAACTAATATTTTGCTTTCCTTTTAAGTCGTGTCCATCTTCTATATCAAACTTACCAACATACCCACATACTATATCATTTAATGGTGGATTTTTAGTTCGTTCTTTAAAGTCCTTACATATAAGAACATCATCTTGTAAGTGCCAACACCCATCATATAATTCTAGGTTGTCCCTTACATACTGGCAACTCTTATACCAACTGGTTAAATTGCCATCATTATTTTCGTCATTATATACAATTATATCTTCTCTATCTATACCTTGTTCCACTAAACTTGGAATTAGATAGTCATTTACATACCATAGTCTTTTATTACAGCAGTGTATTAGATATTTCATTTTTGATTTTGTTTATGTAATTGGTGGGCTTTATCCGTTAGGTTTTTATCTACTGGAATTAACCAACCATTACCTACATTTGACTTGACCATATTAACATATTCAGGGTTGCATAACCTAACTCCCTCTCTACCTTTAAGGTATAGGTTTCTACCATCTTTTTGGCAAATCTTATGTTCACATAAACTACCTAAATATCTATAATTATCATAACCATTGATATAACTCTTTAATGACCATTCAGTGTTATCACATATTGTATCGAAATCTAAATCTAGCATAAGTCTTGCTACATCATCTCTATAACATAGACCTCCACCAGTATAGACTATCTTTTGCTTAACAAACTCATCTATTGGTTCAACTTTATCAACCATCTTAAATGACTTTCTCCAGTTAGCACTTACTAACCCAGCATTAGAGTTATTTTTAAGGAACTCTATAATAGGTTCATAATGGGTCTTTTCACATAATGTCATATCATCATCTAAATTGATAAAATATTTAAACCCCATCTCTAGCCCTTTCTTAAGACACAAGATTCTAGGCTTTGAAGTTCCAAGTAACTCATTACTAACTATCCAAGTTGTATTTGGAAATCCTTTTAATGTTTCAATTTCATCATCTTTAAATTGCTGTATGCAACCAATTAAATGATATTGTGGATAGTATAATCTTATGCTATTTAAAAGTTGGACTAAAGGTTTAAATCTAGTAAACATTGATGGCACGATAAATGCAACTTCATTATACATAGTTCTTTACCTCGTTTCTATCAACCATAAACTCTTCTCCACAATAAGGACATACTAACTCTATGAAGTCCTTACTAGGTTGACCTTGTCCTAGGAACAATGCTTGAGCCGATTTAACATCTCCAGCAGTTATATCCGGATTATACTTTTCGTGATAACCAAGGTCTTTAAAGTTGATGTTATAATCTTTAGGGTTAATGTCAGTATCTCTAATTTCAATAGATAACTCCTCTTGTTTCCAAGTAGATAATTCTTGAACTATGTTATCTTGTATTCTATCTTCATTATTGATTTCATCACTATTTTCACTTACGATTACTGGACAAATCTTATATCCAAGTTCTTTAAGTGCAGTCCATCTTGAGTGCCCTTTAACTATTACATTGTTCTTGTCTATTACAATAGGTACATTAAACACTACCTCTCCATTGGCAATTAACTCTTTTAATTTATCTATTGTTTTACGATTTAATCTAGGGTTATTTTCATAAGGTTTAATTTCATTTATATCTATATACTTAATTTCCATTATTTCAACAACTCCTTTTTACTAAACTTAATTTCCTTTTTACATTTTGGACAAGGTATAGTTAATATTACATCACTAGGTTTCTTGTCCTTATCTTTATGTGGAACTGGTGTAGTATCTATAACCTTTGAAATCCATTTTAGATTATATCCATCTAGTGATACTCCAGTTAAGTCTAACTCTACCTTTAACTTTTCATAGTCCCATTCAGTTAACTCGTGAATAGCATTGTCCAATATTCTATCCTTGTTATTTTGCTCTTCACTAGCATTACTTATGATTACTGGAACTTCCTTTAACTCAAGTATTCTACTAGCATTCCATCTACTATGACCCTTGATTATTACCATATTTTTATCTACAACGATAGGAACATTGAAGCCTACTCTAGGAATTATCTTGACAAGTGCCTCCACAGTCTTGTCATTGTTTCTAGGGTTTCTAAAATATGGCTTTAATAAGTTAGGGTCTAACATTACAACTTCTAACTTATTATTCTCCATCTTTAGTTTCCTCCATTACATCTAGTGTAGGGTCATATTCTCTTTCAATTTGATATGTGGGTTTAGCACTCTTTGAGAACTCTTGCCCTTCAAATAATTTAGCAACACCACTTGTATATTTAAGTCTAACTAATTCATCAGTTTCAAGTCCTAACTCATTACATACTTCTTCGTCAGTAGCACCATTTTTAATCATCTCACATACAATATTACCCATACCACTAACACTATGTTTTCCTCTTGCTCGATTATGTCTTACAGTACTAGCCATTCTATCATTGATGTCTTTATCCAATACAACGATAGGAAGTTTTCCGTTATTTCTTTCATTGATTAGTTTTGATGTTTTCATAACATAGTATCTATGGAAACCATCAACTATTACATACTTATCTCTATCTTTATCATAAATAGTTACAGTAGGTTGAGTATAACCATCGTGGTCAATACTTATCTCTAATAACTTCATCTCATTTTTTGCAACTGCATTAGGGTTATAATCATTTGGTTCAATTTTATCTACATCTATAAATTGTACCCTTGCAACTGGATTATGTTTTAATGGGTGTTTATTATATAACTCGTTTTCTATCTCATTTATTTCTTCAAGACTAAAGTCCCCATCGTGTTCTTTAATCAACTTAATTATTTCTTTCATTATGTTCCTCCATTTTCTTTTTCTTTCTATTTGCCAAGTCCCTAGCAGTAGCCATGTTTTTAAACTTGGTCTTGTCAATATCCATAGTTAGTACACTTTCAATGATAGACTTTTCAACTTCATCATCGTGGTTTTCCTTGTAGAACTTCGTTTGTGTCATCTCATAGAAGTAGTGTCTATTCTCTTCCGGTACTAATTTTTCAATAAGATAATCTCGGTACTCTACCCAGTCCTTAAAGTTAGGTGGTAGTTCTACCTTTTGAGCATCTTCCATAAGTTTAGAATATGTACTAATACCCGGCATTCTTTGTGTCATTCTCTCATATAGTTTAGGGTCTAACTCTTGAACTATTGTAGAGTTATGTGCAACTGATGTTTCGTGTATTAGTGAACTAACTCTTAATTTGTTAACTGGAATACCATATTGTATCATAGCATCATAGATTTTATTGTAGTCCCAACCAAACTTGGATATTGCTACCCAGTTATCTATATTATTCCAGTCATATATAGGGCTAAATCTAACTCCCTCTCCGTGAATACCACTTATACAACTCCAAGTGATATTCTTGTATCCAGTTTGATATGTTAGTTGTAAGTTTCTTCTTGTATTTTCATTTGCTTTAAGTCCTTGTAATACAGCATACTTCTTACCCTCAAATATCCAACTATAAATATTTTCAAATACATCGTGAAATCTATCTTTAAACTCAAGATATTCTCCACTCTTTTTCTTCTTGTCTAAATATAATCTATTATAAGCATCTTTATCTCTAGGTTGACAAAGTTGCTCATCAGTCAAACTCTCGTCCCAACAATGTAAGTAGTTATCTCCAACTAGAGTTGCATTGTTAGATAGTCTAAATGGAAGTTGCATACGATAGAACTCAATGTCCGGTCTTTGCATAACTCTTTTACAATAATTACAAGTTTCAGTCCATTCAGCCTCTTGGTCTAACCACATAACTTTAAGTTTGTAATCACTAGGTAGTTTTCCTTGTTCTTTTAATTCATTAACAACCATTAGTGCCATCTCCATAACAACAGTACTATCTTTACCACCACTAAAGCCACATACTACATTGTTATCAAACTCTTTGAATACCCATCGTATTCTATCCATAGCACTATCAAATACATTCTTTTTAGAATATACTTTCATATTTTCCTCCTATCTATGTTTTTTGATTACTATATATCTAAATATTACCATCTAATTTGTATTTTGTCAATAGCCTATCGTTCATTTACTTATTTACCGTTTATTTACCTCTTTATTTACCTCTAATTTCCTTATTTTATAATGGTTTAATGTTAAAAGGTAAATAAGTAAATAAACAAAATTAAAATAAAAGAAAAGTAATAACAAATATTACTCTTGTAAAAAACTCATTTCATTCATTTACTTATTTACCTTTTTTAAGTTTTCCCTTATTTTATAATAGTTTAACCGGTAAATAAAAGGTAAATAAAAGGTAAAAAATAGAGAGTATTTTATTACTCTCCATCGTAATACATATCACACAATTCACTAAAGTCAACTGATGTGTTGATTACCATACCATTTTTCCAGCCTTGTTCAGCAAATACAACTCTACAACTAAAGTATGTAACCTCAACTAAATCCAAAGCAGTTTTTATATCATCAAAGAAGAACTCTTTTCCATTGACCTTAACCGTAAATCTTTTCACTCATCTCAACTCCTATCTTTCTAGCATCTTCCCATACATCAGGGTATTGCTTTTTTAATTCAGCATAATGTTCCATAATATAGAAATAGTCCATTACATCATCTATCTCGGCTAACTCCATAACTTGATACCCTTGAACAAACATATTATACATTCCACTAAATTGTATTGCTACATATCTTCTAAACATTTCTTTCATACTAGGTTTAATTTTCTTTTTCATATTATCTTTCCTCCACTAATTTATAATGATTTGCTTTAATCATTCCTTTAAAACTTTCAACTCTTACATTATAAGAAGTACCGGTATCACACCATCTCCAAGTACAATACTTATTTCCAAATACATCTTTGTTAAAATCAAATAACTCAATTTTAACTCCTAACTTATTTTCATATAAACCTTTCTTCATTTTAATTCCTCCTTTGAAGTGGGTACTTCCCTACTTTCTATAATAATTATACCATAAATATTGTTTTTTGTCAATACCTTTAATAAAAATTAAGGAAGATTTTTTAAGTCCTCCTTAACTCGTTCCAACTCCTTTTCATTTTGATAAGTACGATTTCCAAGGCAATATAAACATTGTCTTTTATGCCTTCTACCACCATTATTCTTGCATCTTTCATCAACTGATTTACAATAGTTCTTTCTATATTTATAAGGTCGTCTATGTTCTTTCCCACTTTTAATTGCCTTTTCAAGTCCCATCTAAATCTCTCCCATAACTTGACTTTCAGTTTCAAAGTTAAATCTTCTCAACTCTTTATATATGTTAGCCATTGTAGATTTCTTGAGATGTCCTAACTTCTTGTAAACTTGAGTAGTTGCAAATGTATGAACCTTACTCACATTAACCAAGCAGTCATCTTCAAGTCCTCCATCTCCTTGATATATTCTTACAGTATAACTATCTCCTTGAAAGTTATTAGTTGTAATCTTACAAGCAAGAATATTACTATGTCCATAACTATATTTTCTATCGTTGCTTTCATTGTATAATACTACAAATATTCCAACTCTTTTCTCACAGTTGAAATCTCCATAAGTAGCACATACTACATCTCCACTTCTCATTTTATCAAATCACTATCCATCTCTTCAACAAATACTCTATCATCAAAGTTCTTTCCAACTGATAAACTATGATATATTCTATTCTCAAGTCCACTTGATAGAAAGTAATAAATAGGTGTATGTTCTTGTCCGTGTCTATCAATTCTTTTCTTTGCTTGTTCCCAGTTAATATAATTATCACTAGGACTATATGCTATGAAGATGTTTGATATAACTAAATCGTTTATTCCAACTGAACCACTTTGATAATTACATAAGCAAACTCCATTTTCATTTTCTTTAAAGTTAGTGAAATCCTTTTCTCCACCATTATATACTGAATAAGGTCTTTTCATTTTTTCAAGGAGTTTTCTTAAACTATCTAACTCAACATTATAGTTGTAAAATATAACAACCCTCTTATCATATCCATCTAAAAAATCTTCTACCCATTTTAATTTATACTCACTATTCAATAACATTCTTAAACCATAACGATATGCACCGGGGTTATCAAGATACTTATGCTCTTCTACGATGCTATTACCTTCTCCTTTTAAATATCCATCTATCTCAACTCTATTAGATACAACTTTTCCATCTCCATCAAAATAAATAACTCTGTCTTTTAAAACTCTTTGATATTCATTTGTAGTAGGTATCTCTATTGTATGATACTTAATTATGTCATCATAAACTCTTTGTATCTTCAAAAACTCACACTGGCTTAAATACAAACTTTCAAACTCTCCAACATTTTTATAACCGGCAAGTTGCTTTATTTTTATTCCATTAAAAACTTTATCTTCATAGAAACAATATCTATCTTTGAAGAAACTCATACTCATATCTATTTTATCCAAGAAATATAATTGATTATAATAATCTATATAACCTTGGCTTTGAGGTGTACCAGTTAGACATATTTTATATTTAGTTCTAACTTTTAAGAACTTCATATATTTTCCTATCTTGCTACCAGTGTTTTTAATTCTATGGCTTTCATCACATATAAGCATCCATCTTGGACTTATCCAGTGGTAATCATTTATTCTCCAAACCATATCATAATTTAATACCACACAATGTATTCCAATATTATTCATATAAGTTATTATATCAACTCTTGCCTTATAAGCCTTGTTGATTAAATCTTTATACTTAATGGCTTTCATACCAAGTTGATTTTCAAACTCTCTACACCATTCATCTATCATTGAGATAGGACACATAACAAATAAGTTATCAACTTCTTTTTTATCATAAAACTTTTTGAAGATTTCCAAACTAGTTATTGTCTTACCAAGTCCCATGTCCCAAAACAAAGCCGTGCTTTCGGTAGCCCTATCTACAACTTCTTGTTGATACTTATATAGTTCCTTTCTCATTTTTCATTTCCTCCAAGTCTTTCTCTAGGTGTTTTAATGTTTTCTTTAATGTAGCAATAAACTCTTCTTTCTCCATATTTTCAGCAAATAGAGTAAGTGCTCTAGTACATTCTATCATTCCAATAAAAGCACCTATTGTCATATCTCTAGGATAATCTTTAAAAACTTCTTTCCAGTCCATCATATTATTTTACCTCCTTATTTTTATCTATCCAATTTATGAACTTTCTAAAACATTCATTACAAAAGTCAAAATTATGTTGATTTTGAAATAATGTCTTGTGTAGGTTGTACTCTTGCCATACCAACCTATGTGGCTTGTAAGCCATCGTGATATGGCAAATACAACACTTATGAAACTTTAACTCTCCTCTTTTAGGCATCGTAATCTATCCATTCTAACTTCTCGTTGCAATTTTCTTCTAGCCATTTCTTTTCATCTTCGTAGAACTTAATAGCACCATTAGGCTTCATATTAGGACAAGAGTAAAATGTTATTTGCTTTATTTCTCCAGTCCTTCTATTTTTATTAACTAGTTTATCTATGCAATATTCCCCATTTTCTCTTTTTGCTATGTATTTCTTCTTTATCTTCATAGTTTCCTCCATTATAATAACCTATTTTAATGTTATCAATTACAGCCTGTAAGATGTCATACTCAATATCAGTCAAGACTTCCTTAATTTCTTGACTATAACAAAACCCCCTATAAAAGTCATAACCCCTATCATTTAAAATTATCTTCTTAAATGTACCAACTGGTATTTTGTTAACAACTCGTTTTATCTTGGTGTACCTCTTTCTATCTTCCTTATCGTATCTTAAATCTTGGCTCTCCCAAAATAATCTCATAACCACTTTTGGTTTCGTAACTTTTATAGTTTTCATATAATTTCCTTAAATACTTTTCCTTTCTTCAGTTCTTGATTTATCTAACGAACCATCTTCATTTTTTCTATCCCAATTTCGATTTAATATTCTTGTGTTAGCCCAATAGTCCATACTCCAATATTTGTATTCCCCAGCAAACAACACATCGAATTCGGTTCTATAAAACATTTCCTTTTCTCCATTTTCTTGAATAAACTTATTTAATGCTTGGATAGTTTCTATTGTTTCAGTATCGTATCCATAACAATACTCGTGTGGATTAGTCTTGGCATAAGTTTTAGCAAATCTATATTCAAGACTTTCGGCAACTTCCATAAACTCTCCAATATTTTTAATTTCCCTCATTAGATTTCCCCCTTGCATCTAGGATAGTTAACTTATCACATACTATCTTCATAGTATCTTCCATAACTATTCTTCCTTTAATTCCACATACATTGTCTAATAACAAGTGGGCTATCAAAACTTCACTCATTTGAACTGGAATAATCATTTCCTTGTCTTTATCAACAGGGTCTAATTTAACCCTTAAATCAATATGGTCGTCATATATTTCTTTAACTCTTCCAACTAAAATAACTTGATTAAACATTTACTATTCCTCCTAATCTATTGGCTTTACTGATACTTTGATATAATCAGTTTTATTAACTTCTTTAGAATACTTTTCGTATAAGCCATCTTCTTTTAATTTAGCAGTATCAACAGTTCTACTAACTGATTTTGGAAAATATTGTATTGCAATTCCATCTTTCTCGATTTTATTTTCACATAATGCAATATCTTCTTCACTCATTCCTCTAAAACTTTCAAGTGCTAAATCCTTTTCCATTTGTAATTCTTTGTTTAACTTTTCAATTTCTAAAGTTAATTCTCTAATTCTTTTTAAGTTCATTTTCTTACCTCCTAATTCCTTTTCCATATTGGTCAACTTCATAGATAGAGCATATATGACCATAATACTCATCACATTGTCTTGCAGTCTTACTATATTCTTTTAATGCAAATATGAGTATGACTCCAAGTACAACTCCTATAATAATTGTTAGTAGTAAATCTTTAACCCATTGTCTTAAACGATATTTCTTCCTTTTCATATGACACCTCTTTCTTGATAAGTACTACTACTACTTTACTTATCTAATTATATTATATCATATATATTGTTTTTTGTCAATGGGTCAAAGTTTACTTTACACTTTATTTAGTCCACACTTGTAAGACATCTCCGTTCTTTTTCTTTTGGACTAATTTTAGAGATGTTCTCTTTCTTATCTCGGTGTTAAATCTTCTCAACTTATAAGCAGTTTCACTTTGATTAGCACACCAAAATACATAATCATTGTAAGCATCTTTAGATACCTTACCAACTAATTTATCGTCATCAACATAATCTAAATATCTTATTACATTATTTACTTCTCTATAATAATCTTCCATCAACTCTTCAACAGCCTTTGGAGTAGTGAAACCTTGATTAACAAATACTCTTTCAATTCCAAGTAATGCTTTATTCAACATATAACTCTTGGCATCTTCATCTTTTAACTTATCCAAGATAAAAGGGTCAAAGTCAGGTTGGTCTTTTTGAATAATTGCATTAAAAGGTATTATACATAATCTTCTTACCATACCATTTGATTTATCTTGCATATTAGGTAAGTTGTTAGTTGCAAATATAATAGTAGCAGTATTTCTTATTTTATAAGGTTGCTCGTGTTTCTTCTCAACAGTGATTTCTTCTCCAGTTACTAATTTCTTGAAGATACTACTATCAGTAATGTATTCATCACTAATATCATCTCCTATATTAGCCAACTTATCAGTTATTTCAGCCAACTTAAAAGTATGATTTATTTCTTTTAAACTCAATGAAGATACATTATAATCTCCAAGTAAATCAATTATTGCATCTAGCAAAGTTGATTTTCCATTAGACCCATCTCCAAATAAGATAAATGATTTTTGAAACTTGCTTGTAGGTATTAAACAATAGCCTATCATCTCATAAATCAAATCTTCTATCTCTTTATCTCCACAACATACTCTACTCATAAACTTATCAACTAACTCATTCTTTTTAAGTTTAGGGTTGTAAGTAGCATTGATTAAAGTCGGTATGAAGAAATCTTTTGAGTAATCATATTGCTTTCTATCTCTTATATCAACTATACAATTCTTACATATAATATAATAATAACTAACATCAGGTATCTCCGGAGCAATAAGTCTTAAATAGTCCAATACCTCGTTTCGTTGATTACGATTTAAGTTAGGTATGTGTTTTAATGCAAGTCTTTCAATAATAGTACTATCACTTGAATAATGATTATTGTCATAAACATATAACAACTTATCTCTTCTCATTATTGAATAATTATTACATAACCATTTTGCATACTTATCAAATAAGAACTTGGATTTATCAAAGAAGTTAGGTCTTACATTATCAAATGCCTCATCTCTTAAAATAGTTTCTAATTCTTTATAATCTAACTTATCTCCAAGAATATAATCATTTATAATATAAAATGTTTCTCTAACTTTCTCCTTTGTCATATAGTTAACTAAAGTAATGATGTACGAATATAATTTATCGTTTCTTCCATCTCCTTGCTTTAACCCAACTAACTCAAAACTATGGTTAATAGGTTGCAACCAAAATGGTACTTCATCTAAATCATTAAAATCAAAATCAGTTAACCACTCTCTCCATTCTTGTTCTTGTTTAACTTTTGTATAGCATAATTTTCCGTAACTTCTTACATCAACAGTTATACCTATTGGAGTTTTTATATGAACATTATTTGTAAGTGGCTTGGAACTCCTAAACCAAAAATGACCACCTCTTGTAGATTTCATTATGTTGCATTTAACTTTTTTATCCAAGATAATTTCCTTTAATTTAAGAAACTCATCTTTATCATCAACATCGAATACAACAAATGGCTCTTGAACCAATACCCCCAAATCAGCATAGTATTGTACCGTACTATAACTATATGATTTATCTAACTTTTCTTTTGGTGTTTTATCTCTATTCAATTTAATGAATTGCATATCTTTTAGTTTCATTATTTACCTCCCATATAGTCATTAAGTCTTTTGTAAGTCATATCAATATACCATTGTTTATCAATTAACGAGATGTCTAACTCACTAACATCTTTATCCCATATAAAAGTATTGTTAGGGTGGTTAGCAACTCTTTCTTTATTCTTTCCCTCTTTTTGTTTATATAATGTTCCTTGTTTAAACCCAGCAAATGCTCGATTAACAAAGTTAGTTGGAACTGATACTCCATCACTTTCAAAAAACACTTTATCATATGTTCTTCCAACTTTAGACACGATTTGATAATCTAGTGGGTCATTGTTGTTATGAATATAATCTTCAATGCTCACATCGTTTATTAAGTGTTCAGTAAGGGCTTTATCAATGATAGATAATGTTCTTCTTAAACCTCGTGGCTTGTATTGAGCAACATATCCTCCAACACATTTAACACTTCCATCTTCTTTTTTGAATACATAGTTATTAACATCTTTTTGGACTATCTTAACTCCATACGAGATTTCCATAACCATACCAGTTCTATGTTCCCAGTCTTTAACTATCTCAACTACCTTATCTTCATCAGTTGGAATTATTATAATACCATCAGTATTAGACTGAACTAATTTACAATAAGGTTCAAGATTTTCCATTAAGTCAACTAGCATAACTTGACCACCTATACAAATATTATTAGCCATACGAGGGTCAAACAAATTACAATACTCATATTTATAACAACCATAAGTTGTATTCAATACAAGTTTATAAGCATCACTTAACTTCTTATTAGTTTTCTTTAATACTATTCTATCGGCTTTCATTTTAGAATATAATTGTTTCTTTTCTTTTGGAACTGACCTTGCAAACCAGTCATATACTATCATCATAGATGGATAATAACTAGCAACATCTATATTCATTAACTTACCAGTATAACTAAATCTTGGAATAGCACCGTGAATACCTCCAATACCAAATGTATGTGGAACTCCACAAATATCTATTTCCAAACCTTTTTGCATATCAACTGGTTGATTAAAATAATCAATTACTTTTTGATACTTGCTTATTTTTAGATTTAACTGACTGAAATCAAAAGGGTCATTAGCATCGGTGCAATTATATTTTCTATCAGCACCAAGTACTCGTTCAATGATACTTTGATTTCCTTTATTAAGATAACTCTTATCTAAACCAAACTCATTACATAAATAAAGTTTAGTTTCAAAATCACTTCTTGTTTTCTCGAATAATAAACAAGTTGCATCTACATCTCGTTTACAATATTCAATAACTTGTTCAAACTCTTTATCAGTTAATGGTCTATCAAGATTAAAGTCAATAGGACACTCATCAATAGATATTCCTAAATAAGCCTCGTTCTCTTTTAATGAAGTAAACCCTAGACCAAAACTAACATCATAAGAATAAAAGTTAATATCGTTCCAATTAGCAAGTCTATATATTCTACCACTTTTATCTTTATCAATAATAATACTTGAAACATAATAAGGGTCTTTATCTAATAAGATAGACTTTAAAATATAATTGTCATAGTTAGCATTGTTATAACCTATAAATAAACTATTACTATTCTTATCTAAATATCTTTTTAATTCTTCTTTGTCATTTTTTATTATTGTATATTGATTACTGATTAAGTCTTTAAAAACAACTAACCAGTCATATCTAAATACTTCAAAGTCAAATCCTATCATATACTAACTCCTTTCCAACTACTTTAAAGTAAGATAAAAGAGATGGAGATACTTAAAACCCCATCTCTTTAATTCACACTAAACTAAATCAAATGAAGTATTAGTATATGAGTTTCCGTTTTTAGCAACACTAGTTTCTACTTTAACGATAACTTCTTTATTTAATCCTTTTCCTAATTGATTAAATGTATCTTCAATTCCTTTATCAGTGTCAATTCCTAACTTCTTAACAGTTGTAGCATATCTATTTAAGTTTCTAGCAAGTTGAGTTTCGTCATTAGCACATAACATAATAAATTGTTTATGTATTTGGTCTTTAAACTCTCCTTCAGTAATTTTAAAACTTAACACAAACATTGGCTTTCCACTTTTGCTTTCAGTAATCTCAAGGTCATCAATTACAGCCTTGTAATTTCCATCAGGTATTTGAGTGTAATTAGAAAACTCACTCTCGTCCTTATCTTTAACTTGGTTAAATAAATTATTTAATTCTTTTAAATCATTCTTATTCATTTTATTTCCTCCTAAATAATTTCCATTTTCTTAATCATTTCTTTAATTTCATCACCGAATAATTTTAAAAACTCATCAGTATCTTTTTCATCAAGATTTTGTCTTGATAGAACAGTTGCAACTCCTTGTGCTAACATATGAAGTAAGTCAACACCATTTCCACTAGCCTCAAATGATGTGCAACTTTCTCCACCAGTTATTTTAATATATTGTCCTTCAAAATTGCATTTCTTTTCTCCAGTCATCATTTTTCTAACTTTCATTAACTCATCAACAAATGCTCTTCTTTCTTCCGGTGTATTTACTGGCATAGCCATTATTTCATCAAGAGTTTTACCAGTTGCCTTTTTAACATCTTTTTCAAACTCTTTCATTAAGTCCCCCATACCATCAACAACCTTGTTTAAATCTTTAAGTAATTTTTCAAAATCTTTTTCCATTTTAATTCCTCCTAATTTTCAAGATTTTTCATAAAATCATCATAAGTATTATTTATTATTTTTTCTTTAATTGGTAATCTTTGACCACTCTTTTCATTGTCATTACCACCAAATGAAACCTTATAGTCATCTCCATCTTTATAGCAGTGTCCTACAAAGTGCATTATACCACACATCTTATTTACTATAACTGGTGGAATAGTAGCCGGACTATAAATAGTTCTTGTAGTTCCAAGTTTACCTTTTTCTTCTTTTTCAGCATCGTGGCTTATTAAAACTATGTTAGCATCAATGTTTCTTATTTTTGAAATCATATACCAAAATTGTTCTCTTAATAAAGTCCACCCTTTACCATAGGTACTAGCACCATTAGAAGTATAATCACTTTCGTGTTCAATACCATTGGCTCTTAAGAACTCTTCCCTACACATATCGTATATATGGTCTAACACATCTAGTATCAATGTATCATATTTACTAGCATCAAAATCTTCTAGTGCTTTAATAAACTCTTGATAAGTAGATACAACTATACCAGTTGAGTTTTTATAGAATTGTAAGTTCCCATCAGTATTTATTACATAAGCATTTGGAAAACTATCAGCAAAATATGACTTACCACTAAATGGAGTTCCATATACCCATATCTTGTATTTCATAATGTTCCTCCTTTCCAAATAAGTTATTAGCGACCTTGACTGATTACTACTTTACTTATCTAATTTAATTATACCATTTCTATTGTTTAATGTCAACACTTTTTAAAAACTTTTAAAAATATTTATCGTTATACATATAACACATTATATCATAACCATACTCACTATTGTCTATCCAATTAAATAGTCTTTCAACTTCTTCCAAGTTATCAGTAATTAGTGCTATACCTCCACTATCTCTTATTGCTTTCACTTTTAACTTTTGGACATCACTTGCTCTTCCTTTACCAGTAGGACTTTTAACTTCAATGGCTATGAAGATACCACGATAGCAACATAATATGTCAGGTATTCCACTGGCTTGAAACCCACCACCAAATATTTTTTCACAATAAGCACCTTTAGTCTTTAGATAGTTCTTTATTTGACTTGTTAACTGACTTTCGTTTTTCACGAATAATTACCTCCTCCAATATTCTTGATATTCCAAGACAAGTTATGTATATTCCACTACATACAATAAATCCAAGTGTAGATAATATACATATAAATATCAACAATAATGTAATCATAACTTCCCTCCTTTCAAATAAAAAATAGGACATCAAACTATTTTTTATCTTTTGACCTCCTATCAATATAATCATCTAACTCTTTGATTAACTTAAACTTTTCATATTCATCATTAAGTTTAATATAGTTAAAACCAGTTTTAGAGATGTGTAATAATGCTTGAGGTACATTTGGACTTACTATTTTATTAGCAACCCCTAAATGCTTGTATGCACTTGTTTGTAATTCAACATAAGGTAAGTTGTAGTCATAAGTTATTTTAAAGTCAACAACAATTTCTTTGTCGTCTTTCGTTTCGCAAATCATATCAATAATTCCAACAACTCCATCATCACTTAACTTAAGTTCAGTATGTATTGGTTTAACTTCATACTCTTTTATCCATCTCTTATAACTATCAGCATAGATAAGATATTCAAAGTTGATTACTGGCTCTTCTCCACCCTCAACTAAATATTTATTGTATGCCTCTATCCACTCGTGAACAGCACTTCCTCTATTTCTAGCATTCTCCAAAACATTCTTTGGAATATTACTATCCATTGGGAAAACTCTTCCAAGTATTTTCGTAACTGATTTCATATAAACACCTCTATTCTACATTTTCTATCATCATAACTTCATTCAAATCGTAGCCAAATACTTGACTAATTTTAAATGCCATACGATGGCTCATTTTTTGTATTCTATTTTTAACCCTACTAACAACAGCAACATCGTAGTCAATTAACTTTGCAATTTGATGTAGTGTTAGGTGTTTCTCTATCATTAACTCTTCAATGATATTTCTTTCATTCATCTAACTTCATCTCCTTTTCATTGTTATACTATGATATTATCATTAAAATTGCTAATTGTCAATACCCCCTTAACAATTTCTATTTACTTTGTTTTCCTTTATAATTCCAAATCTCATAATTTCTTATTTTAAGATTTTTCTTTATGAAATTATCATAGTCATTGTAGTCAAACACACCACAACCATAACCTCCACCTATCCAGTCTTTATAAAGTCTTTCTTTAATTCTAAATCCAATTCTTCTTAAGAACGAACTTGATACTAGTGGAAAACACATCTTTTTAATATTTAATGTTTCTCTATCAGTTTTTAGTTTTAGAGCATAACCAAATCTACTATCGTTAACTTCAACTACATATAAGTTAACACGATAACCCTCACTCTCTAAACTAACTATATTCTTAAATAATTTGGTAGCACCTTTAATTAAATCATCATTATCTACATAATGTGGGGCTTGTGGACTATATATAATAGTTATTATCTTGTTATTCAACTTTCTTTTATTTGTAATCATATTATTAGGTATTCCTTGTAAGTATAATGGAACAACCACAGTGTGCCCTTGGACTGACATCTCCGGAGTTCTTTTAGTTGCAGTTCCTTTAGTTCTATATCTTTCAATGTCAGCACCTAGGTCATCATATAATCTTCCTTGAGTAAGATACATTCTTGCCTCTTCATAACTATCAGTATCACACCAACTACTACTTCTTCTATCATCACTACTATCATCTCTACCCAAGTCAGTAGAGTTGTCTAACTTCTCTACCAACTCGGCTATTGAGTTGAATATTAAGTTATTACTATTTAACATATTGATACCACTCACTTTCTTTATTTAAACTTGATTTCAATACATTTATATCATCTTGTTGCAAACCTTTTAAGATAACTGATTTAACTATGAACTCTTTATCAAAATCATTCATCAATAATTGATAAGCATATTTAAAACATCTCATACCAACTATATGGTTAATATGATTAACTTTAACTGAATGTCTTATATCATATAAGAAGTTTCTTAAGTTTTCATCTTGACATAAGTTTTCTTCAATTCTACTATCATAATCAATTTCTACTAAAACAAATCTATCTAGTGTAGCACCATCTAAAACATTTCTTCCAGTATATACTAGGTCAGCACCCAAACCAACAGTGTTTCCAGCACATACAACTCTAAAGTTTTCATTAGCAAACTCTCTTCCGGTAGGGAAATCGAAATAACCATTGGCAATAGCACCATTTAAAATAACTAAACATTCCGGAATACTTGCATCAATTTCATCTAGCATAAATACTCCACCTTGAGTAAATGCCTTATAGAATTCGGTTTCATGATATTTACCACCACCATCAATAAATCCAGTTAACTTATACTCTTGAGTTATAGTAGAAGTGTAATAGAAATCCATACCTAGAGCATCAGCAACTTGTTCAAGCATAAAGTTCTTACCACTTCCAGCCCCACCAGTTAACATTACTGGTAAGTTCATATCAACTAATTTAAGAACTTTCTCAAACATTTTATGGAATATACCAGTTTTATCATATTCAATATCTTTATGAACTATTGTAAGTTTTTGTGGTAATGCACCATAAGTTTCTTTAACGAACTTATCTAATTTTTCTTTAAGTTCTTTCTCTAACTCTTCAGTTGCTAAATCTTTTCCTTTAGATACAATACCTTGTATTAGAGCATCTTCTAATTTAGTATTAGTGTTCATAGCCTCTATCTTATTTCCCATATCTCCAATTTTATCAGCCAACTTATTTATTGCATCTTGGAATATTTCGTTAGACTTATCAATGTCTTCAGTTTTAACTTCTTGCTTAACTCCGTTCATAACATTTTTAACTACATCAGGTATTATAACATTTGGTGTATCTTCAACTTCACTTTTGTAAGGAGTGAACCAACCTTGCTCACTAAGTTCGATATATTCCATTGGGTAGTTCTTTCTAAACCATTTGTAAATATCGACTTTAGTAGGTCTTCGTAGATAAGGTATTTGTGGAGTATTATATTCTCCATAGAACTTTAAGTCATTAAATAACTCATATTCCTTATCTCCAACTTTAATTCTTTTTGTTTCATTATTATATTCGTACATATTTAATTCCTCCTTGATAGGTTGTACTACTGATTTCCTATCTATATATATTATATCATATTTGTTGTTTTTTGTCAACACTTATTATAAAATTATTTTTTGTTTTTGATTTTTTTAAAACTAACTATCTAATTTTAATACTACTATATAAGGTAAATGAGTAAATGGTAAATGAAGAATAAATGTTGAAAAAAACTTCAATTTAAAAATAATGTTTTTTGACTTGATTTTTTTCATTTACTATTTACCCTTTAACTCTTGCAAACCGTTGAATAATAAGGGCTTACAAAATTAATAAGGTAAATGAATATTTTTTATTTTTGTTGTTTTTTATCAAAAAATAAGTTTAACTAATTTTAGACAAAATAAAAGAACGATTTTTACATCGTTCATTTACCCTTTAGAGTAATCCTTTTTCCTTACATTCATCAAACATATCATCTACATAACTATCTCCACCAAGACTATTATATTCTTTCTTTGCCTCGAATAATAATCTCTTTTGTTCTTCGGTAGGTTTATATAGTCCATCTCTAACTTTTGTAAGTTCAGTAGTTAACCATAACTTTAAAAATTGCATTCTACTTAAGTCTATCTTCTCTATTATCTTCTTATCACTATTAGCACTATCCACTCTTAAAGCATCTATTTTACTAGATATACTATCTTGCTTTTCTTTAGATTTAGTTTGAATGATAATACCAATTAACCCTATGATAGCAACTATAATAGTAGCAATTAAGTTTAGTAAACTATCCATCTAACCCCTCCTTTTGTATTTTAACTTTTAACTTTTTGGCTTTTCTTTTGTACCACCAGTATTTAAACTTATGATTACAGTACCAAGCAACAGCCATCTTTCGTTCAATATAAATAAGTTCTTCTTGGAGTTTTAACATAATGCCACCAATATAAATCTACTAGTTTCATAATAAGTAGCACTGCCACTATATCCTGTATTATTATAATGTTGAATATAATCTCCATTAGAAACTGGTATTATTTGAGCAATAGTCATTGTTCTTAATGTTCCATTTGAAGCATTATAAGTATGCCCATATCTAGTAGAACCATTTTTAATAAAACCACAGTCATCTTCAGCATTACTAGTTGAAATAGCAGATACACATATTCCTATTGCTAATACATAATTAACACCGGAACCAATTTTAATTTTATTACCATCTCTAGTGAACATTGAACCATTATTATAATCAGTTTTATTATAATTAATGATATGATTTTGCCAACCAGTTAATGTAGTATTATATCTAGCCGATAAACCTATTTCCATAAAGTTTTCATCTCTTAATATTTTACTAGAATTAGTTGCAATATTAGTAGTATTATTAGCAATGTTTGTTGTATTGGTAGCAATATTATCAGCATTAGTTTTTATTTGCTTTAATTGTTTCCCAGTATCCCCAACATATAAATCTTTATTTATTCTTGGTGTAGCCATATTTGTTCCTCCTTAAAAATCTTTATATTTTTCACAATATGGTGTACTAAAATCTATTGCCTTGCATTCATCATATTTAACTAACTTCCAAGTCATAATTAAAATAAATGCAACAAAAGATAAAACTAATATTAGAGCAATAAATCCAAGTACATACATAAACTTTTCTAACTTATTCATACCAAATCATCTTCACTCCGTTAACATATAATGCACCATCAATTTCAACATCTCCAGCAACATCTAAAGTTTTAGTAGGTTTCTTACCAATACCAACATATTTATTAGATAGGTCTTTCCAAATAAACGCATTAGCAGTTGATATAATCATACCACCAAATGATACAGTTTCAAGTTTATCTTGGACTTCAATTTCCATATCATATTTTTTAGTATTATTAAATGTACTATCTAAAACTTTATCAACTAATTTCCAAGTTCCACTTGTATTAACAACACCAGTTACAGTTATCCAATTACTCCAAGTAGAAGTTCCAACTTCTTTATATCTATATCTAAATTGTTGGATACCATTTGCTTGAGCCAAGTTTTGCCAACTAGTATATTTTCCAGTAAAGTTAACTATAATATGGTCGCCGATACCACCTTGTCTAACTATTTGACCTTCAGTTAAAGTTGGTACTGAATAATCAATTAAAGTTATTTGTTTAATTGCTTCAGTAGATAATTGTCGTTTATCAACTGCATTAACTTTAATTTGGTTAGAAGTAATATTATTCATACTAAAACTTATATTAGAACTAGAATATGTTTTAGTTTGAGTTTCTTGACCATCACTAGATATTGAGTAATAATCCGGTGTAGCACTAAACTTCGTAACCATTGGTTTAATCTTACCAGTTAAAGTATTATGACCTTTAATAAACTTTGTATTATCTCCAGTTATTGCAGTATGTAATGTATCAACAACATCTATAATATAACTAGCATCAAAAGTTGGATTTTCAGTTTTATCATCTTTAACACTATAAGTTCCTCCATTAGTAGTTGTATCTCTACTAACAGCACTACATACTAATTTTATTTTATAAGTTCCACTTCTTGAAGTTGGAATACTCTCATATAACTTACTAGATATATTTCCATAAGTAGTATCCATATTTATTCCAACTTGTGGACTTGTATTAGTAGTTATAACTCCTTGAGTAGCAGTACCACTACTATTAAGTAATGTTAAAGTACAACTTCTACCAAGTGGGTTATACAAAATAAATGTAATTCCTTCTCCAATTTTAATATTATTAAATCCAGCAACATATGGATAAGGATATGTGCTTATGCTAGTTGCATCAGTTTCTTTTGATAATTGACTATCTTTTCTTCTAACTTTTGTTTTTATGTTATAAGATGTATTTGCAGTTAGACCACTAATTGTATAACTACCACTAGTTCCATCATCAACATCAATACCAGTCCAATTACTTCCATTATCTTTAGAATACCAAATATAATCAACAGTTGCATCGGCACTCCAGTTCATTGTAATAGAAGTTTCAGTTTTACTAGCAAGACTTTGATTTGGAGTAGCATATCTTGGAATAGTTGGTAAAGTAATATCAAAATATCCACTTGGATTTTGAGTTTGACCCCAAGCCGAATTAACTCCCCACTTCCAATAAATACGAGCAGTTGCAGCACCAGTTGTAGCGTTATGATTAACAGTAAATGACTTATAACTATTTGGTACATCGTAATTTCCAGCACCACAACTTCCAATAGCACCATTAAATGTTAAGTTAGTTTGACCACAATAACTATCAGTATTTTTACTCCACGGACCGATAGTCCAGTTTGTTGGAACACTAAACCACATATGACAGTTAATTGTACTTTTTAAAGTGCTATAATCAGTAGATGTAGAATAATAAACATATAATTTAAGTTCTCCACCTGAACCATAGTTTAACCAACCACTATGGACATGAACATTTCCACTAGCCATTATAACACCTCCTAAATATATTCTATGATATTGTCGTTATCCAATACCACAGTTTGTAGATTTCCAAGAGTGAAACTGTTTGTAATAACAGCAGTATCACTCTTAACTACTTGTTTTGATAATTCAGCAACAACCATCTCTCCAATTAACATTTGGATAGAGTTAGAAGTTGTCTTACTAGCAGTATTACCTGCAAGGTTAGATAGTCTTAAACCATTTCTATCTAACTTATGTTCTTTACCATATACCTCATCAAAGTATCCACTCCATACTTGATTATCTCCTACTGCAACAATTAAATCAGTTATTTCTAACACATCATCTCCGGTACAAGTAATCTTGATAGTAGGATTAGTAATGGTTGCAGTATATGGTTCATCAATGGCAACATCATGCCATTCAGTAAATATTTCAGTTGTATCTAATATTACCTTGGAAGTTCCACCTTGACCAATTAATTCTATTTTAACTTGATTAGCCGTACCAACTGCTCTATGCTTAATTCTACAACTAACCGAATAAGTAAATCCCGGTTGGGTATTATAGGCTTGAGATAAAGTACTAGCACCAGTTAAGATAAACTCACTACCACTTAAAGACATATTATCGTCTTGATTAGTACTTACAGTACCAGTTGCATTCCAAAAGTCCGTTCCGGAATATCCAACACTATTTCTTAATAAGTTAGAACCACCGGTACTTCTTATTGTAGATATTATTGCAGTGGCTATTTGTTGAATTAAAGTAGTATTATTTGCAATAGCACCACTTAATCTTCCATCAGCCTCGGCTAAATCACTTGCAACATCATCTATGTTACCTTGGAGAACTCCCTCACTAGCACTAACTTCTAATCTTATGTCATTAGCAGTTTGATTTATTAAAGTAGTGTTAGCACTTATCTTATCTTCAAGTTGAGGATTAGTAACATTTTGTTGAGTTTTAATATCTTCAACAGCAATAGATAAAACATTCTCATCTCGATTTTGTTTTATCTTGATGGCTTTAACTTGAGTTCCAACTCCTCTAACTTTAGTTTCGGCTTGTTCTTGGCTTTCCACATTAAATGAATATTTACCTTGCCAAGCACCCATATATTTTAAGTCAGGAGTATTATTTATTGTATAATAATCGTGCCCCTCGTGAGTTAATTTTAGGACATCTCCACACATACTGTCATTAAGTATATATGTCTTGCCAGTATCAAGATTATAATATTCAAATCCAATTATATTATCAGCAACTACCTCCAATTCGGCTTGAGTGTTGCAATAAACATTCATTGGATTAAGATATACAGTTTCAAGACTTTCATCATTGGATAAATCTCCATAAGGTTCATAAGGAGTTGGTGCATCACTTTCCTCAAATTGTATTTTTATTTTATCTCCAGTAACATATCTATCTATACCTAAATATACTTGGACATATTTACAAGTAGCATCAGTTAATGTTCTTGTAACATTACTAGAAGTTCTAGTTGATACAAAGTCGCCACTATTAATTCTTGTTTTATTTTCATCAAATAAATAAACATAAGGATAGCCATAATGATTACCTATTTGTTTTTCTCCATTAAAATAATATGATATTGAATATGTTTTTCCAAGTTCAACAGGAATTAAATCACTATGCTTATAATTCCATTGTATCGTACCAGGAGTTGGGTCATCACTAGTACATTCAAACTCTAAATTATTTGCAAGATTTCTACTAGGTCTTGCTTTTGCAAGTTTTAATATACCATTATCAAATACAACTCTTTCAACTTTATGTTTTTGACCAATAATTATTTGCTCACATAAACCACTATTTATTACAGTTGCATCTTGATTACTAAACTTTCTTATCCAAAGTTTTCCATCACTTTCTATACGAGCATAACCACCAGCCATCTCACTAATATATGAGATGTATTCTCTTGCAGTTACAGTATTGTCATAGAAGTCAACTGCAATATCTTCATTATCAAAGTGTTCATTTCCTAACTCTACTCCCATCTTGGAACAAATATCTTCCATAATTAACTTAAGAGTTGTAGGACATAATTCACTTGCATCATAATAGAAGTCAGCCTTTACCATCTTATCAACCAAAGTTATTTTGGCTTTAGGAATAGTAGTAGCCTCTTCATATGATACTTTATCTATAATAAGATAAGCATAATCACTATCCATATATCTTATCTTAACTTCTTTTATATTCTCATTAAATTGAGATTTTGGAATAGTTAAGTTAAATTGCCTACTTGGAGTAGCACCTAACTTAAACTCCTTATCAAACATAACCCATTGTTGAGTTAAGTCCATATAATAAATAGGGTCAAGTAAGACACCATCAAAATAAATCTCTAACATCTTCCTTGACCTCCTTACATTCCACTAACCTTATTCTTTTGAACTAGATTTAAAGATACATCATATCTTGCATCATGAGTTTGGCATTTAGTTATAGACTTCTTACTACATCTAAATTGAGCCTCGATAAATCCACTAGCCCAAATAGGGTTTTCAATTTTAGCATATATTGGATTAACACTACATTTAGTAATTAAATCAGTGACTTGAGATTTTGTAAGTGCTTTAAACTTAAACTTACATTTACTCCAGTTTTTAGAAACTACACTATCTATTAAATTACCAGTAGTGATAGCACGATAAGAGTTAGCATCTAAATCTTCAACTTCTATTTCAAAGTCGGTAGGTTGTATCATTGTAGCATAACTTCCACCAGCAGTGGGTTTAATATACCATTTAACACTATCCATTAGATAACACTCTCCCCTCTTCTTCGGCTTTCATTGTTTATATAATTAACACTTGCTCTACCAATATCATCTCCGTTAATGGAGAAATCTTTACTAGCAACAACTTGGATTAAGTTTTCAAGTAAAGCATTAGTTTCACTCATATCAACTTCTTTATTCCAATTTTCATCATTATATTTAGCCGGTGTAATTCTTTCTCCTTTATGTACCATAGCCAACATATCTTCAGGAACATAATCAGTACCTACATCAAATGATGGTACTTCTAACTTTTTAAGCCTACTTATACTAACTCCTGGTATAGCATTGATAACATCAATGGCAATATTGATAGCACTAATAAATCCGTTAATGATTTTTACTGCCATACTTAATACAGTATTAACAGCCTTTTTAACAGTATCAGTAATAGCATTTCCAATAACTTGACCTACCTTACTAAATATTTCTTTAATACTATCCCATATTCCTTTGAAGAACCCAGTTATTTTACTAAATACATTAACCACTCCGTTATAAGCACTAGTAAATACATTTTTAAACCAGTTTCCTACTCCACTAAATACATTAACAATACCGTCCCATACTCCTTTAAACCAACCAACAACTACATTCCAAACAGTCTTAATAACATTCCAAGCAGTTGTAAATATTGTTTTATAGTAATTAACAACAGCATTAAATATAAATACTATGCCGTCCCAAATGGCTTTGAAGAAAGCAACAACACCATTCCATACAGCAACAATACCGTCCCAAGCACTAGTGAATATTCCAACAAAGAAATCAACAACTTGACTAAATATCTCAACTATTCCATTCCATAAATCAGCAAACCATTGACCTATGGCAGTTACTAAATCTAGTATCCAGTTCCAAATAGCCGTTGCAACATCTTCTACAACCTTGCATATTTCGTCCCAATGTTTAACACATAGAACAATAATTGCAATTAAGGCTGTAATACCCAATATAATAGCAGCGATAATCAAAACTATTGGGTTAGCACTCATTACCCACATAGCAACATTAACTGCTAAAATTGCTACAACAACACCAGCAAGCACAATAGCAAGTACATCTCCATACTCACATAAGAACTCCCAAAATGCTTTTAATGGTTCAGCCCAACTAAAGTCAAGTGCGTTCATTTCTTCCATCATACCTTCAAGAGTATCAAGAGCACCTAATTGAGCACCCATATCAGCACCAACTCCTCCACCTCCGGAAGAGCCACCACTATCTTGTTCAATATTTGTAATTTCATCAAGACCACTTAAAAGTCCATCTTTAACTTGCTTTCCACTCTTTTTGGCACTTGTTCCTATCTTTTGGATATTTTTATTTGTTGCATCAATACCGGCTTGTAGCATATTAAATCCAGTGACAAACTTAACTAAACCGGCAACCCAAACAATAGCCTTTCTAACAACTCCTGCAAATGCCTCTACTATTGGAATTAAAGAACCAGCAATTACATTACCCATAGCAGTAAATGTATTAGTTGCAGTATCACTCAAACCAACAGCATCACTTAAACCACTTCTAATAACTCCAAGTGCACTGAATACAGCACTAGATATAGCAATTCGTTTAAACTTATTAGCAAGTTGAGATACACCCTCTCCAACATTATCAACTTTTCCTTTTAAGAAATTGAACATACCGGATAATATTCCACCTTGACTAGAACCCTCTTTACCAACAGTAGCAAGGGCTTTCTTAAACTCATTAACTCTATTTGTAGCATCTTTAACTTCATTTTGTAAATGCTCAATGGCTTTTGGACTAGCATCAAATTGAATAGCCGAAATAAGTTTCATTTGTAATTCACTTAATTCATTCTCACTTTCGTTTAAACCAGCCCTTAATTGTTTAGTTATGTCTTTCATTTCACTTCTTGTAGCATTATCAATAAGTGCTTGAAATTGTTGCATATCTCCAATTCCAAGATTTAAGTCACTGATATAATCAGCAAATGTTGTATCTAAATCAGCCATACCTTGTGATATTTTAGATGTATCTAAAGCATTACTGAAATTAGTTGCAGTATTTTGAGCAAGAACTAACTCACTATTACATTCTTTTATGCTATTAAGGACATCATCAGGTGGATACATATAGCCATCTTTTTTAACATTAAGATTATTAAGTTCTTTTTTAATATCAGCAACTACAACTTGACTTGCTTTAAGTTCATTATTAAGAGCCTTTGTAATTCCATCAATTTTAATAGAACTCATACTCTCAAGTTTCTTTGCAAATTGAGATACTGATTTAGTTCCATCTCCAACATCTTCTATTAATTTCGACATACTACTTTCAATAGGTTGAGTATTGGCTTTGATAGTAAACTCTATCTCTCTATTCTCCACTTTCCACCATCTCCTTTTTCTTTAATTCTTGTATCTTTTGATAAATAGATTTTGATTTCTCTTTATCAACTGGAACATCTTTATACATACCTTTATGATATGCTTTATCAATTTCATTTAGATAGTGTTCAAGAGATTTAGGTTTCTTCTTACTTTCACGAGATAACATACCAGTATTGTATGCTAATTTCATAATATTTATATCATCGTGATACAATTTTTCTCTATAACCTTTCATATAGAAATTGAACTCCCAATATTCCATTTCGTAAATATCTTTCGGTTTTAGCCCAACTTCAGCCCCAGCCATTATTAGTCTTTCAATGAAGTCATATCTATCCCAAGGGCTTGGGCTTGTTTGTTTTTTTCTTCTATCTTCTTATCTATCTCTTCAATAGTTAGACCCGGATATTGTATCTTTTTAATGAAGATTTGTACTATATCATATAAGTCCATTAAACCAAGATTATCATAACATAAGTCAATAAATTCTTGTTTACTAATTTGGTCTTCACTTAAACCACAATATAATAACTTAATTAAATCTTCAACATCTAATTTATCTAACGATTTTAAAATATCATTAAAGTTTTTATTAAATGCTTTTTTAATTTTTACAGTAGTTCCAAGTTTAACATTGAACTCTAATTCTTTATCTCCAATAGTATGGTTCATAATTATTCCTTTCCTTTCATTATAGTATTTACAGTTTTACTTCCTAATAGGTATGTACCAATAACACCAACAATTCCAACAATAGTTGCTGAAATCTTATCAGCATAAGGTATATTCCAAATAGGGTCAAGAACCAATATCAAAGCATTGATTATACATAAGATATTGGTTGTATATTTGGCAAAACTTTTAATTGTCATTTTTTTCTTTTTCATAATTAACCCACTTTCTTAATATTCTCATCAGGCAATACAGCCCATATAGGTCTTTGGTCGCCACGAACAGCACCTAACACATTACCTCTACTATCCTTTTGGATAATTTGATATTTTTCATCATATTGGATTAAATGAGTACCTTTATAATCAACTAATTTAGTTGGTACTACATAATCTCCAACTTTAAATCCCTCACTAGGTTTTCCACCATCTAGTGTGATGGAACTTTCAGCAACCCAACCTAAATCTCCAGTTGTATTATATGGATATGGTTTTCCATCAGCAACTCTAGTTATTTCAGTATGAACATCATTAACTACCTTACCAGGGTTTTCTCCATAAGCAGTTCCATATAATTGTCCATTAACTACAACTTTATCTCCAACTTTATATTTAGTTGGTGTAGGAGTAGGTGTTGGTGTAGGTGGTGTAGGTTCACTATAATCTAGGAACTTGCATTTTCCGTGTTTAGTCCAAGTTCTTGTAGCATAACCACTCTTTGAACCAATATTACCAACAGCAGTTATTTGAACTCCATCTTTCCAAATAGGAGTACATTCAACAGCAAGTCCACCTCCAATATAAACTCCAATATGACCGTCCATCCATACGAACTCTCCCGGTACTATATTAGAGAAATTACTAGTTTTTCCGGTACAATAATTATTAAACATACCATTAGCATTTGTATCAGGTACTCCGTTAGAACCATATACAGCCCCTCCGTAAGTAGCATTTACATTACCATTCCAACCCCATAATATACCTTTAAGTAAGTTAACACAGTCAAATCCAAAAGTGTCATAACTTGCATTAAGTATTTTATTTTTTCTACTAGGTTGTTTATTATAATCATAATTATTGGTATATCTAACCTTATTAGTATTGTTCATTGGTGCACCAAAACAACCATAAATATATAATGTCTTATAATTTAAGGCAATATCTTTAGCCTTTGCAACCATTTCACTTGCTTTCATTATTTCACTTCCTCTTCTTTTTCATTTATTACAGCATCATCATCTCCAACAACTTCTACGAAATCTTCTTCAACAACTTCTACTTTTTCTTCTTCCATCTTTCTTACCTCCTTTAATAAAAATGGGGTTGAAACTTATGCCCAACCCCTAATAACTAGTTAGTAGTACTGCCATTGTTAGTAAACACGATAGCATTAGAACCAGCAAACTCGATACTGATAGTTGGACTATCATCACTAGCATTGTCAATAGTAAGACTTTCAATATAACAAGTACCCTCAAAGTAAATGTTTTCAGTAATACCAAGACCAATAGTAATTAAATCTCCATTATTATATGCAGTAACTAATTCATCTTGGCTATGACCAGTTTCAAAGTCGCAATTACCTTCAGCACTTGCTGACCAGTCCATAATACTAGGTATCTTTTCTTTATAAGTATTACCAAATGCAACTACTTCAATTATATCAGTAGATAACTCTAAAGAGAAACTAGACATATGTCCAATTACAACACCTTGTGCAGAGTTTCCTTTTTTGATATAACCAGTTTTACCACTATATAGTGCCATAATTATACCTCCTCTATTAAAACTTCAAATGTTGAAGTTATACTATATCTATTTTTAGTATCTCTAGTAGGTTCAGCCGAACTAACTTTTTTAATATTAACTATATGATATTGAGATACGAGAATATCATAAGTATCACATAAACTATTACCAACTACTTCATTTCTAGTTTGCATATTTTCGTAACTTTCGTCCCTTATATACAAATTGAGTGTAAGGATATGTGTTTTGGTATCATTAAAGTATGGTGTCTTACCTTTATCATAAATATTCATATTGACTAAATTGTTAGGTGTTTCCGGTATTTGACCGTAACATAACTCGCTAATTATTGTTTCAAAATAATCTTCCAAAGTCTTAATCATTTAACTACCTCCTCAATTATAGCCTTTTCTATTTTATCCATATTGGATTTAATAGCATCTTCTAAATATTTGGCTTGACCAACTCTATGTTTAAATGATGTATTTTCGTGTTGGATAACTGCATAGTTATAACCATTTTTAGGGTTTTCACTATGATATTTAATTTTGTATCCTTTATCGACTTGCTCTACTATTCCACTTCTTTTAAGTGCACCAGTATCAACAGGTACTC